GTTAGTGTCAAGCCGTATCACGAGCCTCTCACCAGGCTCCGTAAGATATTGTTCGATGCAGAGGGCCGTCCAGGCGGAGTTACGGCAGCCAAGTCCAAACGATTCACTGTCGTACCGTATGTTAATGACGCAACCAACATGGTCTATAAGGACGTTGATACTACCAACGAGACCTGTATCTACCGACTAACCGACTACCAGGGTGTTATGAGTAGCAGTATCGTCCTGACAGAAAACATGAAGGATGGTACGTACAAGTTGCAGAAGATAGGTACAAGCGGTTATGAGGACCTAAACTATGGTGCTACTAGCGCTGACAAGTTCCTTATAGCCCCAATCCTGTTCGAGTGCTATCGAGGCCTGACTGTTTACCAGTTCAACTACGATATGATCATGGGCATGAAGATGCTCAACGGAAGGTCCCTGGTCGCAGCGCTCATAGACACGCTTCTCGGTATCAACATCCATATCGGACTGACGCAGGAGCAGAAACAGGCTCAGAAGATTATCATATCCATCGTCGAGGAGATGATTAACGCCAACGATGAGATTGATGACTGCTACTTTACATTCTCCAACGAGGAAGTGAACCGCATGCTTCAGGACAGTGAGAGCAAGTACCGTGCTGGCTACGGCTTCCGTGATGGGTATGAGTTCTCCGAGGATGACATCAACGAGATTCGTACGATGATTACCCAGATGGATTCCTTCGCCAGTCCCGAGAAAGGCAAACAGATATTCGAGAATGCCTTCTCACGTGTTACAGACGTTTATAAGGAAGGTGCTGAGGCTGAGGTTACCTACGGCATACACGCTGGCTTAATCGCAAAGTTGTGTACCGAGATGGTGCTTCAAATCGTACTACAGACGCTCTTTACTCCTAAGGTGATGATGGTATTGCAGGTGAACAACTACATCATGCGCAAGAACAACGGCGAGTTGGACTTCACTATCGACTTTATCTCGCTCATGCGTGCGCTCATAGGTGTCATATACAACATCGTCAAGGAGATTGTGGAGAAGTTCCTGCAAGACCTATTGGAGTTCATGCTGGCGAAACTGCGTTCTATCATTGCAGCCTTCGCTACTGGCCTCATCAAGGAGCAGTTGGACTACTGGCTCAAACTCATAACGCAAATCATCCTCGCCTGCGGATTCAGAATACGTAACTACAATGACGCTGGTATTGACAATGTGATGTACGCAGACATCGCTGAAACCAACCAGCAACCTAAAACATCAGAGTGCTAACATGACTACTAATACCATCATACAACTGGTACGCGGTGCGCTCGAAGCAATTCGTCCGCCCGCTGCCTATATCAACGGACTGCTTATCCTCTGTTCGATGATCAAGCGCCCAGGACTGTCGGTAATGATTTCAGTGGCTAAGATTATCTCAGCCCTGGAACGTCGCGGTATCAATACCAATGATATGAGTGACGGCCGTATGAATATGGTCAACGTCGTCGTTCAGGAGACTGTCAGTGAAATATACCGAGCCATCAAGGAGGATATGAACACACAGGTCAGCCTTCAGCAAGGCTCTCTGATGGTTACTGGTACCGTCAACACACCAATGGGTCCGTTCCCTGTAACATCAACCAATATCACGACAGGGCACGGCTATGCATGCTCACAATAACCGAACACAACCATGGCAAGATACGACGTAAGTGACATGAGCAACGAGGAGATCCGACTTGCTCAGAAAAGCCTCAATCAGTCATACGAGGCTAAGAAGGTAAAGATACAACGGCTCTACGATGAAATGATGCAGGACGACGCAGATTATCGAGAGTTGGATGAAGAACTGAAGAAACGCAATGTAAAATAATATGAACGAATCAGCGCCATACTTACTAGCAATCGGAGAGGTTCTCCCAGAAACCGAGTTCCTCAAAGACCAGCATGATCAGGGTGGTATACGCGTCCGCACACCTTATGACAGGTTCAAGACGATAACATCCATCCCGTTCGCTTATCCGTTGCTCCCAAAGACCATCCAGACGCCTCCGAAAGAAGGTGAGGCTGTACTGGTCGTATTCATGCAGTTGGGTAATTCGGACGCTGACAGGTTCTATATCGGTCCTATCATCTCCCAGAAACAGTATTTCTACAATGAGCAGCACATGGGAGGTATCGGCTCTCCTACCAACTTCCTTTCTGGCGGATCTGGCGTTAAGGAACTTGACACCCTTGACAAATATAAGGACATGACAGAAGGCGCTTTCCCAAAGAAAGAGGACATCGCGCTTATCGGCCGTAAGAACACAGATGTAATCCTGCGGGACAATGAGGTTATGATACGATGCGGTATCAGACAGCCAGGTATGACCAACGACCCGAACCTTGTAGGAGATGTGGTGTTCAACAACCTGGACCCTGCGTACATCCAGTTGGACTACGGAGACAAGTCAAAACCGAAAGGAGGAGGAAAGAGCGTCGCCAATATCGTAGCCGAGAGGATTAACCTCATTGGCAAAAACGACGTTGTAGAGAACCAGATAAGTCCTGATGCGGGTAAGTTAAAGACGGATATGGAGTATCTAGCCAAACTCATGTCGATGATGCACCCATCCGTTTACGGAGATGTGCTGGTTGAGGTCCTTAACCTCATTATCAGGTGCCTCATCACACACATACACCCGAACGCCCCAGAGCCACCTGACATGACGGACAGCATGAACAAACTCAATTCATACCCTCTGGAAGACATCCTGTCGAAATCGGTAGCATTGACTTAAAAAAAAAAAAGAGACTCGAAAGAGCCTCTTTTTTAGTGCATTGACGTCACATTGTTCGCAATCTGGAAGTGCAGTACGTCTTTGAATACCTTGACGGTATTGTTGGCTGTTACCTTTACATCCACGAAGTACTTGTGCGGGACCATCTTGGATGTATCCAGATAGTAGAAGTTCTCCGCGAAGGACTTGTTGACCTTATCCCATGAGATAACGTCGAACTCGCTCGGCCCGTCCTTCACGTACAGCCTTATCTCTATACCGTCGAGAAGTGCTTGTACGTTAGTGGTATATTCCACGCGGGCGTTAACCGTCAACTTGCGCATATCGCTCATTCCGACAACCTCGTTGTCCTTGATACCAGAAACAGATACGGTATAATCGTTCCCCATCTCAGTGACATTGGACAGGTTGAAGAACTGTGTGAACGGTTTGAGAACGAATTGCATGGTCACATCTGGCATTTCCACACCCTTATACTTCAAATTGGACCACGTGTCATACATCATGCGCTTCGGCTTGTAATCGCCATCCTTCATCAGAACCTCTACGTAGTAGATACCCTTGCCAGCCTGTTTGACTTCCAAGTCACCGTCATAACCATCTATCTTACACGTAGGCATCTCGTCCAGGTTGTCGAAACCTCCACCTATGGTACAGTAGAGATACAGCCTGTTCTTCTTGTTGAGATAGAACTGGTTGCGATCGTCCGAGATAACATCGTCATAGACCGTTTCTAGGTACGGTTCAAAGAACGTGTGTGTCTTATGCGTGTAGAAGGATATGAAACGGTAGCCGTCTCCAAGGTCCGTTCCCTCCAACAGCGGTGAGAAAGCAATTCCTATGCCGTTGTTAGGCTCCTCTCCGCGTATGATAGCGTTGACATAGTCAGTAATGTCCACCTTGATGGATTCATTACCAAGGTCAAACTTCTGACGTGCGATGATAATGGATTTCTCCCCGCGAGAGAACTTACTGTACTCCTCGTCCAGGAACTCGGTCGTGTACATCCCTCCAGTCCATTTGACGCCCGTCTTGGCATTCTCCCAGGTGGCGCCGTTATACGCTATACTTTCCTGGGTTGAGAAACCCTTCTTGAAGTCGTACCCGTTACCACTGTCAAATTCGTTTTGCAGTTTGAAAAAGATGAGCACAAATGAAGCCGCACGCCTCATCTCTGTCGAGTGCGTAACCTCGTTAATCCTCTCTACGAATAGGTCACCGTCCCTGTCCAGTTTGCCACAGTTCGTTAGATTGAGCGTGTGGCGACATTTAGACAGGTCTGGTGTAACTCTATCCTCGAAGCGTTTGATGGCCTCAGACGCGTCAAAATGGGCCAATATGCGGCTTATCTGGTGTCCGTATACCAATGTGGCTACTGGAGACACACCAACATTGACCTCGGATTTGGATATAATCGTGTTTACCTTGTCAAGATAGGTCCTATAAATCATCGCTATTCTGTTTACACTAATAAATAGTCTGAAGACAAACAAAGCAGTCATTTCTGACTGCCTTGCTTTTCTAGAGACTCACCACGATTATCGCAGCAAGTTCGTGCTCCACTTCTGCAAGCCGAGAACCGTTACGTGTCCGTAGAACTTGTTGTTCACGCACTTTTTACCGTAGCGGGTCATAATACCCTTCACAGGTGCGAAGTTGAACGGGTTGTAGATAGTCGGAGTCAACGCCATCGGGATGTACGGTGCGTAGATGTAACCCGTGTCGAGGAGTGAAGAACCCTTCAGACCAACGATGATAGATTCAGCAGGTGAATACGGGTCTACGTAAACCTGGATACGTCCGTTCAGCGAACCGATACGCTCGATACCCATGTTGTACTTGTCAGCCTCAGCGTTAGCGTCGGTTACGTGGAAGTACTCAAGGTCGTTGAAGATAGCGGAAACCTCAGTAGAAACTACGATGAAGTTTGCCTGGCCGTGCAACGTAGCCTTATGGATTTGAGCACTGATTTGGTTGATAACCGTAATCAGCATCTGGTTCCAGTCCTTCTGAGTGTAGTTGGTGCTGGTCTTTGCTTGACGCTTCCAACCGTTCCAATCCCACTTCAGAGTCCAAGGAGCGAGTTTACGGAGGTCACGGAGAACCTCACGGTCGATTTCGCAACCAATTTGCTGCGAGAGCAGAGCGGTCAACTCAGCCTCAGCGTCAATCTGGTGGAAAGCGGCAACGTCCTGGCTCAACTCAGGAGACCATGTAGCGCGCAGTTTACGAGCCTTCGTAGATACAACCACAGAGTCGAGTTGGAACGAAACCTCACCCATCTCTGTCTCGAGTTCGAGAGAGTCGTACTGTGCCCAAGCAACACTGAACTTAGCGTCAGCGAGGTCAGCCTTAGCCACACCTGCCCAGCCGTCGATAGTATTGTCTTTAGGTTGTGCGAGTTCGAGTTCGATGTAGATAGCACCGCGAGCGTCGCAGATGTCGTTGTATTCTACGATACCTTTACCGTAGCGTTGAGTTACGAAGTTGAAGCGGATAGACTCACCAGCCTCGATGTCACCAAGGTCCTTATCAGCAAATACTTTCATAGATGCGATGAAGGTCTCAGCGTCCATTTCGTTACCGTCAGGACCGAGCAGACGACCAGCCTGTGCCTGTTGGAAACCAGTCACGCGAAGCATGAGGTTACGAACAGTACCGTCTTGGTGTACGAGTACATCATCGGTAGTAGCACTTACGATCTTTTTGCCCTTGAATACGACGATTTGTACGTCTTCGCCCTTAGAAACGTGGATCGTTACCTTACCACGGCTCTGGTCGAACAGATAATCGTCATAGAAGAGGTCGTACAGAGATGTCTCCATGAACTTAACAACCTCAGGTTTGCCGTTTACTACCTCATCAGGCAAGTAGTAGCGCGGAGTGGTTTTCTCCTCACCCTCTTTACCATAGTTCGGGTTCATACGGTTGTAACCCATCAGACCCTTGTGAGATCCAGTTACACCATCAAGGTCGTCGCCCTCTTCGTACTCACTGCCGTCAGCGTTCAACCATTCACGCTCCGAAGTAACGGGACGGAAGTAGAACAACTTACCTACAGAGAGGTTCATAGCCTGTACAGATACGATGTCGTTAGCAAGCAACTTGCTGTAGACACGGCGGATGAGCGGGAATACAACTGTTTCGAATGAGCCAGAGTTAGTAGCATCACTAGCCTCTTGCATCAAGATGAACTTGGCTTGGTTCTCGAAGAGTTGTGCAAGGTTCTCGCGTACGTGACCCTCACTCTCATCAAGGAAGCCCAGTTTGTCCCAGCGCTCCGTGATCTGTTGTCTCATTTGTTTTTGGAGATTCAATTCAATGTTACCCACATTGGCTTGCTCCACCATTTCTTTAACTAACATGTTATGTTCGAATTTTTGTTTTTACTTGTGTCGTGACTTACGCGTTGCCGCGTCGTCAAAAGCGTGAGCGGATGTATGATTTTGAGTGCGCTCATCACTTATAAATAGTGCGATGTTTTGAAAAGTTACAGAATTAGAGTTTGATCCTGTTAACTCGTCTCATCAGGTCGAGGGTTTCCATCAACTT